CTATGCGCGCAACGCCAAGTGGGCCCTGAACCGGACGACCATGGGTTCGGTGCGCAAGCTGAAGGACGCCAACAAGCAGTATATCTGGATGCCCGGCCTGGCGCAGGGGCAGCCGAACGCCATCGATGGCGACCCGTATGTCGAGGTGCCGGACATGCCGAACGAGGGGGCCAATACCTTCCCGATTGCCTATGGCGACTTCGCCCGGGCCTACACGCTGGTGGATCGCATCGCGATGTCGATGCTGCGGGATCCCTATACACAGGCGACCAGTGGCAACATCCGCTTTCTGTTTTACCGCCGCATCGGCGGACAGATTGTGCTGGCCGAGGCGATCCGCAAGCTGAAGTGCTCCACCTGATCAGCGACCACGGCGCGGCTCCGGTCGCGCCGCTTTCTTTCTCACCTTCACGATTCCCGGAAAGGAAAGCGCCATGGCGCGCGACATTCACAACAACCTGCACGTCCGTCGCGGCATCAGCCCGGCAGCGGCAGTCGTCGACAATACGCCCTTCGTCTCGCAGATCGCCGATCTCCTGGGCTACGAGGCCGCCGAGTTCGTCATCCTGACCGGCGCGCTCGCCGATGCGGACGCCACCTTCACCACCTTGGTGGAGCATGGCGACGCGGCCAACCTGTCGGATGCCGCCGCGGTGCCCGACGACCAGCTGATCGGGCTGGAAACCCAGGCGAGCTTTACCTTCGCGGACGACGACAAGGTGCTCAAGATCGGCTACCGGGGGCCGAAGCGCTACGCGCGCGTGACAGTCACGCCGGCGGCCAATACCGGCAACGCCTTCGTCGCGGGCGTCTGGGTGCTTGGCCATCCGCGCAATCGCCCGACCGCCAATCCGCCGGCCTGATCATGAAGGCGAGGGTCATCAAGGCATTCGTGGGGGCGCCCGATGGCGCCCTCCATCCGCGGCCCTTCGACGTGTCGGAGCTGGTCGAGGGAGATCTCGCAAGGGTCGCTGTCGCCGAGGGGTGGGCCGAGGCGCTGGGCTCTGCTCCGACGGAGCAAGAACCTTCGCGGCGGCGATCGGCGAGCCGGTGAACGAGCCCCTGTTCGAGATCGTCACCGCCGTGGCGAACGCCGCTGCGCGACGCCTGACGACAGCGGAGAAGGTCCAGGCGGTTCTCCGGCTGGGCAGTGTCGATAGCACGTTGATCGAGAGCATCATCGATGCCGTCAGCGGGGAGTGCGTCCGATACTGCAATTTGGCTCGCGCGGTGGCCGGTCCCGTGCCGACGTTTGGCCAGGAGGTCGTTCGTGCGACTTGGCTGGGCACTGACATGAGCCGAAGTGCAGTCTTGGTACTCCCTTGGCGGGCGCCCGTTACTGCGGTGAGCAGCGTCGTAGAGGATGGAACCAGTCTCGCCATGAACACCGACTTCCGCCTCGTTGGCGGCGGCATGCTGGAGAGAATGGCTCAGGACACCCTGGTTTGCTGGTCGACCGGCAAGATCGTGGTGTCCTGGACGGCCGGCTGGTCACTGCCCGCCGAGGTGCCGGCCGAACTCGAGGGGCAGGTGATCGAGCAGGTGAAGATGAAGTACCTGGCCACCGATCGGGACCCCGCCCTCAGGTCAGAGAACACCCCTGACGTCTGGTCCGGCTCGTATGCCGTCGCCGGGGGCGACAGCATTGGCGAGAGCGGCCTGCTGAAGTCACTGGAAGCGGCGCTGTTCCCGTTCAAGACGTGGGCGGTGTGATGGCGGCTTCGGACACCGTCCGCAACGCTGCCCGACTGATCGCGCGGCACGGCGAGACGATGGTGCTGAAGCGGGCGAGCGAAAGCACAACGATTACGCTGAAGGGCAAACGCCTCGTCGGTTCGACGGTTGATGTCGGCGGCTCGGCCGTCCAGCAGGAGTTCCGGGTGAAGATCGGCCCGTCGGAACTGTCATCGTCGGCCTGGACGAGCAAAGCGCCGGTTCGCCACGACAGCATCGTCATCGACGGCCGGGAGCGGTCGATTCTGGACGTCCGTCCCTTGGGCGACGCGGGCACTGTCGCGCTCTACGAGTTGCTGGTCGCGGGCTGACATGCCCGTCATTGTCGAGGGCATCACGACCGAGCAACTCGGCCGCAGCATTGCCGACTGGGTCAAGGCTGCCACCATAGAAACCGCCGAGCGTGTACTGCGCGAAGAGGTGACCAGAGGCTTCGACAACGAGCCCGTGGTCATTACCGACGGCATGCTGCGGCGCGACTATCTGCAGGTAAAGCCGTTCGGCCGGATAGAGTTCGCGGCGCGCACCAGCATGGTGGAGGCGGTTCGCTGGGCGCTGACCGAATTGCAGAAGAAGAGCCCGGTGTTGACGGGACGATATGCCAGTTCGCACACCGTGATGATCAACGGTGCCGAGGTGCAAGGCAATATCTGGGTTGCGCTGCGCAACGTTCGGCCGACGGATCGCGTCCAGATCGTCAATCCCCAGCCCTACGCTCGCAAGATCGAAGGGGCGACGGCAAACAAGCGCACTGGTCGCGGCAAGCGGGCAGCCCTCAGCCGCCAGGCCAGGAGCGGCGTCTATCGCGTCGTTCTGCGGGCCCTGGTCAACCGGTTCGGCAAGGCGCTGTTCTTCGACTTCAAGTACGTGAACCTGAACATCGGCATCAAAGTGTGGGGCAAACGGGGCGCACGGCGCGTCCAGCGGGATCAGGTGTATCCAGCGCTGCAGTTCTTCATCAAGCCCACGGGGTTGCCCAACTAAGGTCAGGACATGATGTACGGCGTTCATCCGATCGCCAGCGTGCCGCTGGGCGCGACGGCCACGGGCCTTGTCGTCGGCGACCCCCTGCGCATGGCGTTCCGCGACCGGCTCATCGTCTGGTTGGCCGATCTCGGTATCGGCTGGCCGATCAGGGATCTCTACAACACGGGTGACAATCCGGACGTCTCGCAGGGCTTTGTGGTGCTCGATTTTCCGGGTGGCACCGAGGATCAGTACACGTTCGGTGCGCCAGGACTGAACTTCTGGCGCGAGCAGGGCCAGGTGACGCTCTACGTAAAGACCCGGCTCGGCGCTGGTATCGTGGTGCGCAATCTGGCCGAATCCTACGCGGGTGGTCTGCGAGCCCGGTTCCGCAACGACCGCTTCGCCACCGGCAACGGCACCGTTCGCATCGTCGCCACCGCCCCGATGGGCGGCGGACACGACGAGGGGGGACTGTGGGTCGAAGCCGTGGCCCTCGGTTACGAGACTTTCAACATTGGCTGAGCTGCCGGAACGTGCCGTCAGCCGTACCCGACCGCCGCCCATGGGCGGCTTTTTGTTGTCTGGAATTTGGGAGAAGGCCTCTTGGACAGCGCCAACAAGCAGACCGCCGTCATCGCTGAAGCGACCGTCGGCACCACGCCGGCGACGCCGGCCTTCCTGCTCGCCCGCGACATCCGCGTCAGCGGCGCGCCGCAACGCCCCAACACCCGCTCGCCCGAGCGGCGCTCCGACCGCCAGGCGGCCTCGATGGTGCAGGGTGTCGCGACCTATCCCAAGCAGATCGAGATGCCCTGGGTCCGGGACGCGGCCAGCGACGTGCTTTGGGCCTCGCTCTTCTGCAGCCCCTGGGTGTCCAATGTCCTCAAAGTTGGCTCGGTGCGAAGCGGCACGACGTTCACCCTGGAAGAGAAGTACGAGGGCGGCGCCACCGACCCCTATCGCCGCCTGACCGGCTGCATGGTCGACAACGCTTCGATCGCCTTCCAGAACGGTAACCCGGGCCAGATCACCTTCTCTCTACTGGCCTTGGGTGAGACCACGGCGACGACGGCGATCGTATCATCGACTTACGCCGCCCCGACGCCGGCCTACGATCCCTCGACCCCGGCCGACATCGTGGTCAACAGCCTGTTCGGCCTTGCCTCGCCGAAGGTCCGCTCGCTGCAACTGCAGATCTCGAACAACCTGCAGCAGCAGTACGCCTTCGGCTCGGCCGATCCGTTTGCCATCGGCCTCGGCGAGTTCAACGTGCAGGGCGTGGTCGAGGTCTACTTCAACGCCTTGGCCGACTACTCGGCCTTTGTCGTCAAGCAGACCGGCCAGACCTTCGATATCACGATCGGCGCCACGATGAACTTCAAGGACCGGCTCGTGCTGGGCAATTGCGACGTCTTCAACCCGAACGTCGATGATCCCGGCCAGACCGGCGTCCACGCGGTCACCCTGAACTTCCTCGGCAAGTACTACGCCACCGACGCCTCGGCGATGAAGCTCACCCGCAACGCGCCGTAGTGGGGGCACTGGAGGTCCATATCGCAAGGGGCACTGTGAGGAGGCGTCATGGATGCGAGCGCGAGGAGCGTCGGCGCATGATCAGGAAGTATGCGTAGGTGCCCAGACAGATGGCAAAGTAGGCAAACATCAGATACCTGCCGTTGAATGCTGCCTCGGCATGGACGCCACCTGTCCGGATGCCAACCCAGCCGAGCAGGTAGATTGCCGGAATGAGGATCAGAATGTGGGGCGCGAGGTGCCTGGCCTTCAGGCTGATCAGCAGGAAAATCGAACCGGTCAGAAAATTGGAAATGCCGAATACACCGAGAAGGAAGACCTGGTCTTCCGAGACGGTCGCCATGTCGAACCCGGCGAAGTTGGCGGCAGACCATTTCAACAGGAAGGTATGCATGAACCCCCTCAGCAGGTCGTAGGCGCCGATCAGGAAAAGGACCGTGGCGGGAACGCGGTAGATATCGTCCGCGGGTTTCATGAAGGGCTCCTGCTGGTCTTGAAACGATGGCGAAGTGCTGCCTGCCTCCAGCCAGCCGGTCGAACGTGTCGCATCCGGCGCAGGAAGGCAATCTGGGGAGGAGCAATGCCCTGTTTTCGCCAGCGCCCGCTGCCTAACCTCCAGCGATCAGGCTCACCCGCAACGCGCCATAATGGCGGCATTGGAGATCTACATGGAAACAACCGTCCTCATTCTCCAGACCTTCCACCGCTTCGTGTCCGAAGGCGAGGGCAGGCCGGAGCGCAAGGAGCGCTTTGCCCAGGGCCAGACAATCAAGGTGTCCGAGGAGGACGCTGCCGACTGGATCGCCAAGGGCCTCGCACGGGAAGCGTGAACTGGGCCGGGCGCCGCCGCCTCGTTCCCCGGAGCAAGGACACATGGCTGCTCGATGACGTCCCTCATGTAGAATGGTCTCTCAACTCCAGGAGAGACAGGAACTTCATGCGTATTGGCTTTTCTGCCCTTGTCGATCAGGCCAACGAAGAATGGCGCAACCATATCCTGACCGGGTTGACGGCGATCGTGACCGTGCATTTGTTCATCATATCCCCGCTGGGCGAGGATTATTTCCTCATCAAGCCGATCAATGTGATCTTGATGTTGATGCTTGCGGCCGGGTTGCTCGTTCTGGCCCGCAGCATCATCTCCGCAGCTCTGCTCCTGCTGTTTCTATTCCTGCTCATCACGGCATTCGTCATCGAAATCCACGGCGGCGGTGGCATGGTGACGATCCGCATCAGGGCCGGCGCCTGGATTCTCATGGCGCTGGCAATCATGTGGATCGTGGCTCGTACCGTTTATGCACCGGGGCAGATCACCTATCATCGCATTGTCGGGGCCAGCCTGCTGTACCTCACGATCGGCGTACTCTTTGCCGCGCTCTATGCATTCGTGGCGACGTTGATGCCGGGGGCCTTCAAGGGCCTTTCGATTTCGCCCCACGTCTCGCTGCCCACGGATGTTGTCTATTTCAGTTTCGTAACCCTCACGACCGTTGGTTACGGCGACGTCACTCCGCTCGATCCGCTCATCCGCAGCCTTTCCAATCTCGAGTCGATTATCGGGCAGCTCTACCCGGCAACGGTGCTCGCTCGGTTGGTGTCATTGGAGGAGCGTTTCAGCGGCGGTGCAAAGAAGGATAGCTTTCGGCGGAGCCCGGACAGCATTCATTGACCTTGGAATAGGAGGAATTTCTTGGGGCAGTTCACGTTCGGCAACATCGACAAGCTGAAGCGTAATCGCGAGATCGAAGGGGTTGCCGGGACCGAGATCGGCCTGCCCGGCGGCATCTCGCTGATCGCGCTCTGCGCCTCGGATGCCAATCCGGCCTGGCGGCGCGGCGGCGAGGATTTTCTGGCCGAGCTGAAACGGCTGAGCCGCGCCCACGCCTCGGACGAGCGCGTAAAGCGCTTCCTGGCCGAGCAGCTCGCCCGCATGCTGGTCAAGGACTGGAGCGGCGTCGTCGACCAGGATGGCAACGCCATCCCGTTCAGCACCGATGCGTGCATGGAGTTCCTGATCGAGGCCGACGATGCGATTCCCGCACTGCAGGCAGTCGTCTACGAGACGCAGAACTTCCGCGGCCAGCGCATCGAAGCGATCGTCGACCACGCAAAAAACTGATCCGCTGGGACAGCGCCAACGCTTCCGAGATCTCGGGCTGGAGCGATCGCGCCCGGGCGGGCGATGCCGAGTTCGTCGACCGCCTGCTGTCCCGGCCGCAACCCGACATCGAGACGGCCCCCTACTGGGAAGCCTTTCTGTATCTCTCGCGGGACCGAACCATGCTGTCTCTCTCCCTGGGCATGGGCGGCGGCCTGGTGCTGCCGCAGCCGATCCCGCGTGAGGCGATCCGGCGGTACGGCCGGACCCTTCGTCTCTCTGGCGAGGAACTGGCGGACTTCGTGGAGATCGTCTCCTGTATCGACGACTTCTGGGTCGCGACCGAGCAACGCAAGCAGACGGAGGCAGCGGTTCGCGCTGCCAGGGGCATGAGCAGGCAACGCTGATCCATGGCTGAAGAAACCAAGATCATCCGGTTGGTCATCGACAGCTCGAAGGCGGTCGATGGGGGGCGGGCCGCGCAGAGGGCGCTGGAACAGATCGAGCGCAGCACGTCCTCGTTGGACGGCGCCATGGCGCGGATGGAGCAGTCGCTGGGGCGCATCGGCGGTTACATGAAGGCGCAGCTTGCCCTCATGGCGGCCGAACTCGCCGCTCGCTTCGTGCAAATCGGCAAGGAAGCCTTCGACGCCGCGTCCGGCATGGGCGAGCTTGCGGACCAGCTCGGCGTCACCACGCGTGGCCTTCAGGCGCTGCAGTATTCGGCCGTCCAGAACGGCGTGAAGCTCGAGCAACTCGAGACCGGCGTCTCGAAGTTCAGCCAGAAAATCGGCGAAGCGGCCGGCGGCTCCAGGGAGATGATCGAGTCGCTCAACGGTATGGGCGTCAGGATTCTCGACCTGAACGGCAAACTGCGACCGACTGAAACGCTGATGAGCGAGGTTGCCGCCAGCATTCTGGCCATCGACGATCCGGCGAAGCGGTCCGC